AACGAATAATTTTACACTGGACAGCCGGAAAATATAAACCTAACCAATGTGACCTGGAACATTATCATTATTTGGTTGGGGCTGACGGAGAAGTGTACACCGGTAAATTCAGAGTTGAAGACAATGAGGTTTGTACTAAAAATGATTATGCAATGCATACCGGAGGCGGAAACACCGGCTCAATTGGTGTGTCAATGTGTGCAATGTTCGGGTTTCAGAATGAACATAAGGCGGGGGAATATCCTATTACTCCGGTTCAGTTTGAAAGAACAATGAAACTTTGTGCAGAACTTTTGAAAAAATATAATATTACTTTAACTCCTGTTACGCTTATGACACATTATGAGTTTGGGCAGGCGCATCCTAAAACAACCAGTTACGGGAAAATAGATATTATTTATCTTCCGCCCTATCCCTGGGTTAAAAAGGAGGAGGTTGGAAGTTTTATAAGGTCAAAAGTTCGCTGGTATTTGGAAAAATTATAATTCGTTCGGGGAGGATTTAAAATGGAGATAGCTTATTACAATTTATCTGGCGGTATTAACCAGAGCTTAACAAAAACAGAATTAGGGCTTGATACAAAGCGTATGTATTGGGCTGATTCAAAAAATATTGAACTTCTTCACAACAATGGTTTAAGAAGACAAAACGGCAACGCAATTTACGTAGAACTTCCGGTGAAAGAGGAAATTACAGGGATTCACCAATTTACGCATAAAGATGAGTATAAACTTGTAATTACAACTATAAGCGGTAAGGTTTATGTTTACGATGAGGCAACAGCAGTTTTTCACACGGTTGGAATTACGCTGACCGGTAAAAAGCCTGTTTTTAGGAATTTCCTTAATGGTTTTTTGATTATGACCGAATCCGACAAGATGCAGTATGTTAAAAATGATGAGAATTTTACTGTTGTAGATTGTAATTTGAAAACCGTATCAGGCAGTGACCTTACAGGCGGCTTTGTGACGACTTACCGAGGCAGAGTTTGGGTTGCAAAAGATTCTGCGATATACTATTCAGCACTTGGGACTTATGATAATTTTACCGAAGAAAACGATGCCGGTTATATCAACGATTTCCACACTAATACGGATGTAATCACAGGTATTAGCGAGTATAAAGATTTTCTTGCGATTTACAAGAAAAATCAGGTTTATCTGTTGAGCGGAACTTCGCCGGAAGACTTTTCTATCCAGCTTTTCGCTGATAAAGGTACAAAAGCCGACAAGTCTTTGGTGAATGTTGATAACAGACAGTTTTTCTTATCAAACGGCGGAATTTTTTCGCTTGAAGAAGCCGGGGTTTTGCTGCAAATCCATGTCGGTTCTGAAATTTCGTTAAAAATTAAACCGGAATTTGATTCCTTTGATGAGGCGCGTATGTCAGAAAGCGTTTGTCTCCACTATGAAAAACGCAACCAAATGTGGTATTTTCTGCCTTATACGGATGAACCTTATTTTAAAACCATTTGGATTAACGATTATGTGCTTAAACTCTGGTATAAACGTGTTGTACCGCAAAATGTTCTCGGGGCATGCATATTTAAAGGAAATGTACTGACTTATGACGACTTGGGAAATATTTATATTGAAGATTTCGGACGTGATTTTTGCGGTGAACCGATAGATTTTATGTGGAAATCCCCGTTTCTTGCCCTAAAGGATGCACATCACAGAAAAGTTATTGATGAATTCTATTTCGTACTGGATTGCGAATATGACAATAATTTTAATTTTTCAGTATATAAGAACTTTGATACCGGTTATCCGGATGATAAAGAGGTTATAAATAATATAAATTACGAGCATCTTCTATGGGCTGATGAAACAACCGCAGAACATCTTCCTTGTAAATGGGGTGAAGATTCCGCGCGGGTTCCTATTTGGTCGGTTAATTCCGAAACTCTTGAAAAAGCCGAAATCTCCGAAAGTAACTACGCCGTACAAATTTGTATAGAAGGCTCGGAAGCTACTCACAATTGCGGAATTATAGGTCTGCAATTCAGAGAAATATTTGATGACGCGTACTAAAACCACTCATTTTATCTATATTATTACACTAGTTAAACGAAAGGGAAAGTGAAAATGTCAGAAAACACACCAACAACACCTGCTGCTCCTGCAGCGAATGCTTATGCTGCTTTTATTCCTGAAATTTGGAGTAAAAAGCTATCAACAATGTTAGAGAAAAAATGTGTAATGCTCCAATGTGTTAACAGAAACTACGAGGGCGAAATCTCTTCTCAAGGTGATAAAGTAAAAATTATTACACCGGCGCAAGTAGCGATTTCAACTTTAGGCACATCTGCAATTACTTATTCTGAACTTGAACCTACTTCACAAGAATTGGTAATCGACCAACAAAAATTCTTTGCGTTTAAGATTAACGATATTGCCGCTGTTCAGGCTAACTCAAGCATTATGGAAGCGCATTTGGAAAACGCAAGAAGAGCTATTGAACAAGTTCAGGATTCATATCTTCTTTCTCAACACACAAATGTTACTGCAGCTAATACAGTAGGCAGCGATAGTTCACCTGTTGCGTTAAATAAATCAACAATTTACAAATACTTTGTTGAACTCGCGATGAAGTTGAAAAATTCAGATGCCGTAAGCGGCGGTCAGCGTCCTTGGGTTGTTATTAACCCGTTGGTTGAATCTTACCTGCTTCAAAGTTCTGAATTTATCGGTGCGCACAATGTTGCAGACCAAACTCTTAGAGACGGCGCTATCGGCAGAATTGCAGGTATGGATGTTCTTGTAAGCACAAACTTAACTGACACTGATAGTAAGTATTACATATTAGCCGGTACTAACGAAGCAATTACATTTGCATCACAACTCGCTAAAATCGAAACTTTACGTGATAAAGATTCATTCTCTGATTTAGTAAGAGGTTTATACCTGTATGGTGCTAAAACTGTTCAACCTAAAGCGCTTGCGAAAATGGTTGTTACTGTAAGTGCGGGTGAGTAATATGTTTACCGGTTTAAAAGATAAAATTCTTGCACTTGCCAAAAATGCTGTGTTTCAAGTCGAAGAAGAACTCAAAGGGGAAGACGGTAAAAACAAAAAGATTGCTGCAATAAAATATGTTATCGCAAATTTGCCGGTCCCGTCATACCTGCGTTTTATTCTCGGGGTTGTGTTATCAGTATTCATTGACAGTGCGGTTGAAATCGCGGTTGCTTATATGAACCATCGCGATGATATTCAAGACGTAATTGAGGTATAACAAATGAACGAACAAGAAACAAATAAATTTTTCACAAGGGATTCATCAGGTGCCGTGACTCAAAATCCGGGTGTTTCTCAAGCAGATAAGGGCGTGTCTCCCGAACAGGCGCAAGTTGAAAAATTAGTCGAGAATGACCTTAATGCCATTCGTGCACTAATGGGTATGGGACTTATCGATCGTGAGCAAGGACAAAATTTAATGAAACAAGTTATTAAAAATGCATACACAAATGTTACTACTCAACAACACGATGAAACATCCCAACAACCAACAGCTCAGCAGCCTGCCGTTGATGCATTTGCAGAGTTTGCAGCGCTTAATCCTGATTTCTTTAATCAGGCAGGGCGTTCAGACGTACTGACTTATCTTAAAAATTCACCTGTTAATTTTGACAAAGATGAACTCTTGCAAATATCTAAACTCGTTGAAGCCTTAGAGCAAAACGCCGTTGATAGATATTTGAAAAAAGAAGAGTACGGAAAAACATTAAATGACGAAAACAATATCGCGAAGCAAAGACTTACCGCTAATGCGCAAAGCTCTAATGCATCCGATAACAACAGGGTTTTTACCCGTGCTCAAATCGGCAAAATGAGTGGTGATGAGTTTACTAAATATGAAGCTGCAATTATGGAACAGCTCCGTAGAGGCTTGATTAAATAGTAAATTCTTTTGTGAAGCCGTGAGGGGAGTTTTCCCCTCCAGCTTTACAAGCATTAAAGGAGTAATTATGAACTTTTTAGAAATAATAAATAAATGTTTGGTTGAGCTGAATTACAAGCCGGTAAACGCATTCGCCGAACTTACAAAAAATGAACATAAGAAAATTATGAACATTCTAAACGTCCTCAACGCCGAGGTTTGTCAGTATACTAAATGGAATTTCCTTTTGCGCAAGGTTTCACTGGTTCTACCTGCCGGCATGAATGAAATAGAAAATTCAGTAAACGGCAGAATTTCACAACTATTAGTGGATTCGCATGAGTTTCAGTATTTTGAAAGCGTCTCTGATATAATCAACGGAAAGCATAAAGGTAAAAATTTGTATTCATCATACGATGGTAAAATTATCTTTTCTAAGACTTTTGATGAAAATAAAACGGTTGATATTATCTATTATACATTTGATACTGTCATTGATAGTGCCGGCATGGAAAAATCTTCTTTTGCGCTGGAAACGGATTCATCGCTAATTCCTATGCCGTTTGTAGAACCGGTGTTGGTGTACGGTACGTGTATGCGATTGAAAGGTAATCCACAGCACATACGTTTCAACTACTGGGTAAGTATGTATAAAGATGCATTGGCTAATATGGTTTCGCGCTGCTCAATTGATGCAGGGTTCGCGTCAGGTGTCAAATTATTCCGCTCCTGACAAATTCTTTGCAATTGTATTCAACAATTGCGGAATTTGAAACGTTGCTGACGTAGTGTTCCGCGCCCTGCTCGCCCCGCTCCCGCGTGTCGACACCGGCGCTACACCGGGCGAAGCCATAAAAAAAACAGGAAGTTTGTATTCCCCCTGTTAAGATTTACACTAGCCGAAATATAAATAGCATGTTCATTATACTACTTATATAGAAAAATATCAAATTATGTAAAGAAATTGAAATAAAAATGATGAAAAACGTTACAATTCAACAAAAAAAGTTTATAGAGGAATATATCAAAACGCTTGACGGAGAAGCCGCTTGCAAGTATGCGGGTTATAAAACGGCAAACCTTAAAGAATTGTCAAATAAGATGCTTTCCGATAAGAAAATCATCAATGCAATAAAAAAGGAACTGCTTTCTCGTATTCCGTCATTAAGGGTTGAAAAGGGGTATATTGTTCAAAAACTTTTACAAATAATAGAGTTTTCACTTGAGGAAGAGGATATTTTGGATAAAGAGGGCTCACTTACCGGCAAACGTAAACTGCGTGATACTTCAACGGGACTTAAAGCTCTCGAAAATCTCTGTAAACATCTCGGCTTTGGCAACGCGCAGGAGGATACCTACAAAGAGGCCAAAATTATCACGATTTCAAACCTTGATGAAAATAAATTATAGAAAGGCAAAAATATGAAGGATATAAATAATTCTGATGTTGAAAAAATGCTCCTTACCGGTAAGTCTATTGATGAACTTATTCAAATGAAAATTCAGCAGGACTATAAAGAGCTTCAGGAGCGCGCTAAAAGCGTACCTAAAGTTAGAAAAATTGAAAGTATTTCGGATGTACCCCGGGATTTAATCTTTTCTAAATCAACTGTTTTTAAGGTTTTCAACAAAATTAATCAAACTGAAAGTTTAATAAACGGTATTCAGGCGGAGGCTATGCTTGGAATGCAGGAAACCGTCAGAATGGCGATGCTTGCAGGTAAAATTAACGCTTTTATTTCGGGCGATTCGTATGTGGAATTTATGTATGCAAAAACAGTTGTTTAGATTTGAAAGGCTTATGATTAACCGTCAAGCGGGATTGTTTCATAATATCAGATATTTCCCGCAGGTTATGAAACTCTACATAAAATACTTGAGGCATTTGGAAGATGATTTTTCAATGTTTTCGGAACGCTCGCTTGAGGGAATGGTTGAATTTATTGAAAGAGTAACGCCGCATTTTTATCTGGTGTTAGCTGACAATGAGGTTTGCGGGTTCTTTTGTTTGGAACATTTGATAGGTTCTGCAAAACAGATTCATTCAGCAGAAGTCGTTACCTGTTTCAATAAAAAATACTGGGGAACCTTTACAAAATACGCCGCACGCGCGTTTCAGGACTTCTGTTTTGAAGAATTGGGGCTAAAAAAGTTAAAAGCACTAGTTTATCCGCAAAATTCAAGAGTGAAAGCGATTTTAAGAGTTTGCGGGTTTAAGCGGGAGGCGTGCTTGAGGGCTGAAACAAGAAAAAACGGACGGTTTCAGGATATAGAAATCTACTCCGTGATCAATAATAAGGAGGATCTATGCAATTAGAGATGGAAGATTTAACAATTCAGATTGATGAATTGGAAGAAAGTCACCTTGTTGACAGAATTACAAGGAAATTTGATAACTACGAGAGCGCAAGAAGTTCGCAGATCGCGGATCTTGCGGCGGTGAGAAATTCTATTTACGAAATTAAATCACCTGTTCACGGGGCATGGGATTCCAAAGTTGACCTGCCCAATATGTACGAACTTGCTCAAACTCTCAAGGCTCATATTACGCAGAATGTTTATTCGCATCCAGAAACAATGTTTGATGTTTCAGGCACCAGCGAAGAATCGCAGGCATTTGCCAACAAACAAAAAGCAATGCTTGTAAAAACCTTTGAGGAGATGAATTTTGAACTTGAGCTTGAAAAAATCGTAAACGGTATCGTAGAAGCCGGGGAGGCAACGCTCTTTGTTGGCTGGGATACAAAAGTTAAACGAACAAGACGTGCGCAAACCTTTGAAGAAAAATTACTGGATTTTAATAATAAAGGGTTTGTTATTGAGGAAAAAGTTGTCTATGACAACGCAAAAATTAAATATATTCATCCGGAAGACTTTGTGTTTGATAAGTACGATGCGGATAATTGGGATAGCTGCTCGAAGATTTATAGGACATATAAAACCCTGGATGAAATCCGTTGTGATAAATCAAACAATTATCTTAACGAAATGAAACTGGAAGATTTGAAAGGAGTGGTGGCTAAAAACAGTAAACGACCAACGTCTTTTGACAACAACAAACTGGAAGTATTTGAGTTTTTGGGAGATATAGAGCTTAAAAACGGGAAAACTTTGAAAAACTGGTTTATAACGGTTGCGGGCAGAAAACATATTATTCGTTTTGAAAGCAATCCGTTTGTGATAAATCCGTTTATACACGCAAATATTATTGAAAATCCGGCGACAGGAAGGGGAATTTCACCGATTAGAGTTGCCTTGGTGCTGAATGATATTTCGTCAGAAATTTTAAACAAACAGCTTGATGCACTTGCACTCACTATGAATCCGCCGTATTTGGCGCCTAAAGGTTGTTTCCGGGGGCAGCAAAATATTAGTCCGGGTAAAATTATTGAATACGATGCAGCTTTGATGCCTACTACACCGACACCGCTAAACTTTGACAAAGCAATGGTAGGTTGGGATTTCCTTAACTATTTTAAAACGACAATAGAAAGTGCAACCGGAGTATTTAAAAATATGTCAGGAAATATTCAGGATCAGGCGCGGACAGCAACGGAACTTAACTATTCCGCAAGTGGTCAGGAATCACGTTTGAACATGATTTTGGAAGAAATTAACCGCAAAATTATAATCCCTGCGGTTGAAAAAACAGCCGATATTATCGCGAATTTTAAACTTGGCAAAGAAACAATCGCGGTTAACGAACACGGTCAAACTTCATTTATTGAAATTGACGATTCTATCCGAAACGCGAATTATATTTACCGTTACGGCGACAGAAAAGCGACATTTGAACGTAAAAACAGATTTAAAGAACTGTTTGAAGTTGTTCAGGCTTTTGCACAGGTGGATGTAATTGCGCAGAACATTGATTGGCTTGAATGTTTTAAATTCGCATTAGAACAGTACGGAATTGAAAATGTAAACAATTTCCTGCTGGATAAAGGTACAACAATATCTTAATCTGCTTATTCTTTAGTGCCGCTGCTTAATCCTTTCTGTAGACAGCGAAGCCGTGTACGACCTGCGAAGAGCAGGGCGGAAACGGCGAAGTACTGCTTTTGAACTCTTCTCGTCTTAATTACCCTTAGCGGCACTTTTTCTTGGAGGCTTATAATGGAATACAATTTACTGAAATCTCAGAGGGAGTTTTTGGAAATCCCGCATTCATATAGTTTAGATGTTGCGGTTTATCAGGGCGGTTACGGTTCGGGTAAGACTTTTGCCGGCTCGCTTTTGGGAATCCTGTTGGCACTTAAATTCCCGGGAATCCGCGGGCTGGTCGGCGCACAGACCTATACGCTTGTTCGCGACACTACGCTGCATACATATTTTGAACATCTTGATAATATGGGCTTTGTAGAGGGGAAAGACTATGAATGGTCGTCGACATTGCAAAAACTTCTTTTCCCAAACGGCTCGGAAATCCTTTTTCGCCACTTTGAAGAACCAAATAAACTTAAATCTTTAAACCTTGGGTTCGTTGAAATTGAGGAAATGTCGGATATTCCGTATGATACTTTTAAAATGCTTTTGAGCCGTATGCGTCAAAAGGTTCGTAAAAGCTGGAAAAATTTTAAATACCGGATTTTCGGACACACAAACCCTGAAATGCAGCGCGGCTGGGTTTATAAAACTTTTATTGAAAACCCTCCGCCAAATTACAGACTGATTTCGGCGCCTACAACGCAAAATATCTACTTGCCCGAGGGCTATTGCGAAGAATTGAAAAAACTTTATGATGAAAATTATTATAATATTTTTGTTCTTGCGCAGAATGGTGAATATAGCAAGGGGCTTGTTATAAAAGATTTTACAGACGACAATATAATGGAAATCAAATACCAGCCGGAGTTAGATTTGCATTTATCCTGCGACTTCAACGTTGACCCGATGTCGTGGGTATTGGCGCACAAGACTGAGGATAAGGTTTTTTATTTTGATGAAATAGTTATGGAAAACACTACAACTGCAAAGACGTGTGATGAGTTTTACCGACGTTATCCTTGCCATAAGGGAAAAGTTATAGTGAACGGCGATGCGTCAGGCGATAACAGAAGTTGTACAAGCGAATACACCAATTACGTAATTATTAAGAAAAAACTTCTTCAATATGGTTATGATGTTGAGATTAAAATTAAACCGTTTAACCCGCCGATAAAAAACAGGATTATGGCGTTCAACGCTAAAATTCGCTCTGCTGACGGTGAGGTTTGTCTTTTTGTGGATAAAAAGTGCGAAAAACTTCTTTATAACATCTACAATCTCAAGTATAAAGAGGGTACCTCAAAAATAGACATTCCGACGTATCAGCAAATTAAACAAACAAGAGAGTTGAAATTTCTCTCTCACCCGATAGACGCGGCATCCTATCTGGTGGATTTTTACTGGCCGATAACGTTATAAAGGAGCAACAATGGAGCAAGTTTTACAATATTCACCTATAATTATTGTGTTGATGATGTTTTTAATTCAACACAGAATTTTTGTCACACCGGAACAACTGGAGAAAAAGCACAGGGAAATTATCGAAAGCGTTGAGGCGCATTTTGTTTCTCTTCATAGCTTTAATGACCTGAAAGAGGGGGTTGACGATATGAAAGACAAAATCGACAAAATTTACGATTGCTTAATTACTTTTAAGTGATTTATTATGCAAAATTGACGATACAAGCGAAAGCACGATAAATACAAGCCCGATAATACCTGTGACGACTTCCGGAACTTCAATTTCGGTTGATATAAGCATAATAATCGCGAGCGCACCGATTGCCCAGTGAGCGCCGTGTTCAAGGTAAAGGAATTGCGCGAGCGTTTTCTTCTCAACGAGCATTATAGTTAGCGAACGGACAAACATTGCGCCTATTGCCAAACCGATTGAGATAATGATAATATCTTTACTCAGGGCAAATGCGCCTAAAACACCGTCAAGCGAGAATGATGCATCAATCAATTCTAAATACATAAACGCAACAAATCCGCCACAGGCTGCATTTTGCGTACACTGTGCCAGGCGTTGCTGTTCGTGTTTTTCGAGATAATGTGAAAGTCCGTCAATTGCTAAATATGTTATTACACCCGCAATCCCGGAGAGCGTTATTGCAAGCTGTGTTTGCGGGTCTTTTGCAAAACTTTGGGTAAAAAATACCATAATCAATGCGATAATAACCTCAATTCCCCGAAGATTATCAAGGTGAGAAAGCCACTCTTCCAGCGGTTTAATCCAGTGGACAGTCTTTTTGTGGTCGAAAAAGTAATGCAAAAACAGCATTAAAAGGAATATTCCGCCGAATGATACAATCGGAGCGTGCGTAAGGTGCAGGTAATGCGCGTATTTATCAGAATCGTTAAGTGCAATCCGCGTAACTTCTGCCATACTAAGGTTTGCAAAAATTGAAACAACAAGAATCGGGAACAAAAATCTCATCCCGAAAACCGCTATTGCAATACCCCAGGTTAAAAAACGGTGGCGCCAAATGTGGCTCATTTTTTCAAGTTTCATTGCATTTACGACAGCGTTGTCAAACGATAGACTTATCTCCAGAATAGCCAAAATAAACACTATGAAAACACTTGCCAATCCGCTTCCGGGATGCATGTGTTCAGCCCAAAAGTAAGCTGTAATAACGCCGATTATCGTAATTATGTATGAGCCTATAAAATATTGCATCTTAAATTAATTCTCCGTTTATATACCAGGTTTTAGCACCTGTAATTTTTACGTTTACAAATTCTCCCGTGCGGTCTGTGTCGCAAGGGATGTGCACGATTTTGTTGTTGCGCGTGCGACCCGTAATAACGTTTTTGCCCTTGTGATTTTCAAAGTTTTCGATTAAAACTTCCATTTCGCGCCCAATGAATTTTTTGTTTGATTTAAGACAATTTTCTTTCACTTTGTCGTTTAAACGTTTTAGACGCTCAACTTTAACATCTTCGTCGATGAATTTATCAACCCATTTTGCGGCAACGGTTTTTTCGCGCGGAGAGTAAGCCGCTGTGTTAGAGTAATCGAGTTCAAATTCATCAATTGCGGTCAGCGTTTCGACAAATTGTTCTTCTGTTTCGCCCGGGAAACCTGCGATAAAGTCGCTTGTGATTGTGACATCTTTTACGTTATCGCGGACTTTTTGAACAATTTTTGCATAAGTTTCGCGGTCGTAGCGGCGGTTCATTTTCTTTAGAACCTCGCTTGAGCCGGATTGCATAGGGATGTGGAAGTATTCACACACTTTATCTAATTTCGGTACAATATCAATTAGTTCGTCTGAAATATCTGTCGGGTAAGACGTTACAAATCTTATGCGGAATTTACCCTCAATCGCGTTCAAATCCTGTAATAACTGTGCAAGCCGGTAGTGCTTGTCTTGAAAATCTTTGCCGTAACTGTCAACATTTTGACCTAAAAGAGTAATCTCTTTATAGCCCTGTGCAAGTGCATCTTTCGCCTCTTTCATAATGATTTCCGGAAGACGCGAACGCTCACGACCTCGTGTGTAAGGAACGATACAGTAAGTGCAGAAATTGTTGCAGCCCTCTGTAATCGGAATCCACGCGTTTACACTTTTTACGCGCGTAATAGGGTAGTCTTTTGCGCAATCATCTTCTACTGAATGGCTTTCTTCACATTCACAAACCTTTTCACCCATATTGACACGTTGGATAATTTCAGGAAGTTTATAGATATGGTGGGTTCCGAGCACAAAATCAATGTAGTGCGCACGTTTAAAAAGCGCTTCGCCTTTTTGTTGCGCTACGCACCCGCAAAATCCGATTTTCAGGTCGGGTTTGTTTTTCTTCCATTTACCCCACAAACCGATAGCACTATAAGCCTTATCTTCGCTCAATTGGCGGATAGAACAGGTGTTAATCATTAATAAATCGGCTTCACGCGGTTCTTTAGTTTCTACATAATCAAAATGTGAAAGCATTCCGAGCATTCTCTCGGTGTCGGACTTGTTCATCTGACAGCCCATTGTCTCTATATAAACTTTTTTCATCTTTATTCCTTAAATTCCTGCACTGAAAGCGCTTCAATGCCTTCCAGCTTGTTAAAAACTTTGTATGTTGATTCTATCGGGTTTCTTCCTATGACTTCAATTACAACGTTGATTTTTGTACGTTCGCTGTCAGGCTTTTGAATTTTCTTTGTAATTTCAAAAAGTTTCGGGTATTTGTCGATTACAAATTCATAAATTGCATCAGCGGAGTCTGTCGGACAGGTAAGGTTTACGGTTAATCTTCTTGTATTTTTGGTGCTTTTGATAAGCATAGATTTTTCAAAAACTCTTACAGATACAAGGACGATTATAGAAATTACTGTTGAGATTGCCGCAAGGGTATAAAGTCCGGCACCGCAAGCCATACCAATACTTGCGACCATCCAGAGGGTTGCAGCTGTTGTAAGCCCGAAAACGGTTGCGCCGTGGCGAAGAACAGTTCCGCCGCCGATGAAACCGATACCGGTAACGACTTGCGCGGCGACACGTGCCGTGTCACGGATACCGTTGGCATGTTCATCAGTTACTACCGTCGGAAATCCGTAGATTGAAATTATAGTAAATAAACATGCTCCCAAGCACACAAGAATGTTTGTGCGAAGTCCTGCGTATTTGTTAGTCATTTCGCGCTCTAAACCAATAGCAAAGCCTAACAGGCACGCGCTGAATACTCTTAGTAAGATTTCTAAAGTTGAACCTAATTCCAT